ACAAATGCCAACGGCCCTTGGGGTCTGGAGAAAAAACAACAGTGGTATCCCTGACGCCTGAGTTCCAGAGGAAGTTGCCCCGTACAACCGGGGCGGGGTACATGTTGTCATTCAGCTCTATCTGCTCATAAATCTTTCCGATGTTAAAGAGGCTGCCCTCAACGCTGTCTCGAAAAGCTTCGTCAGTTGTATATGGGAACTGACGGATGAACTCGTTCATTTCTCTGGCGTCACCCTTCAGGGCGCTTCTCTCGTTCTTAAGAAACGTCTTGGAGCCAAAGTGTATCATGTCCCCGTCGATGCCCTCAACGGGCTGCTCAGGGTCTTCTACTACAGGGTTGCCGTACACATCGAAAAAACCCTCAAGGGCTTCTTGAGCTGGAATAAAGATTCGATACAACCCGGTTATGGTCCTCCCGTTTGCATTTCGCTGCAGTGGGTCAGAGTCGCGCCACAAACCCTTGTATTCTTTCCCGCCCTTTTCCATGGGGTTGACCGTACTCCCCACCATGGCCTTTCCAATAATCTTCCTACCTACAATCAAACAGGTTCTCTGGATGCGCCAAGCCTCTCGAATGTCCGTGGGCTTCTCCCACTTGCCGGCCTCGTCCAGATACAGCATATGCAGCTTCTCCCCGTCGTAGGCGTTGTTGGTTGTGTTCCTGTGGTTGATTACAGTGTTCAGGGCGTCGCCCTTGTAGCTGGTCTTGTTGTTCTTGGTAATCCGCTTGGAGGGCTCACGGAACGCCAGCTCCACACGGGGGTTGGTGGTACCGTCTTGAATAGGCTTAAAGAAGAACGGGTAGGCACGGAACATAGCGACGACCTTCTTCATGAAGATATTCTCCTGCGCGTCCTTACCTGTCTTGCTCTGTATCCCCAACAGCTTGTCTTTGACTTGCGTACCTTCGTCAAGCAGAGCTGAACTACACATATTTGTGTAGCCACTACGTCGACACTTGGTATACAACTGACCCATGCACCGGGGGTCAGCCTCGCACGCTGCCATGTGGATATACAACTCTCGCTGAAAGGAGAGGTAGTCCGGGTATCCAATGTCCATCTTAGTCCACTGGAGCAGCATGTAGTGGCGGCCCGTTATATATACAGGTACACCATTATTGAAAAACCAAAGGCCCTCACGGCGGCGACGGAACTCCTCCTCGATGTACGGACGGAACTTGGCCCGAAACTCGTTAGGGGCTTCCATCCACTCATCCATACTCCGAACCCGACGTATCTCGTCAGGAACAGGAACCCTTTGCCATCTCTGGTCAGCCTGTGGCTTGCCATAGCCGACCACGCGTTTAGGGTCTGGCATCTCAGGAAGCGCAATGTAGAGTCCTGCAACCTCGACAACTTCACCCACTGAACCGTGGGGACAGATGCAGACAACGTCTTCTTCATAGCCTTCCAGAGCTTTTAGCATCACTTACTATATCGTTCAGCAAAACCACCAGAGTAATCTTTCTGCTCTTCGATGGAGCCGTTAGCATTTAAATCCTTTACCATCTGCTCAAGCCTCTGCCTCTCGACCAAAAGCTCTTTACAATCAATCGCGGTTTGCTTGACAGACTGCAGCTCCGCTTTTCGAGCAGAGCCAGTGGCGTCCGGGTCGACGGGTTTAGCGACCTCTTTAATCATATTGTCGATGGCAATCTCCATGGAGGTCATTAACCTGCCCGCAGCTTCTATGGTACTGTACTTACGCTTCGGCATACATCAAGTCATCGTCACGCATCCGGAACACCTTTGAGCCATCATCGAGCTCCATCTCGTAGTCAGAGTTTTTGGAATAGTATACCACGTCTCCAATACCAACCCCCTGCCTTTCCAGCTCTGGGGTCGTACTCATCAACCTCCCTTTGTTTGGGGGCTTGCGCTTAAAACCAATGTCTACAATGATGCCGCTATCGCTGTACTCGTATTCGTCAGACTTTTCTGGTGGCTCCAAGAAAATCCATCCACCCAACATATTGATGTCTCCGCCACTGTCGCGATAAGCAATCGCGTGACAAGCCACAGACGTGTCGGGAGAATACATGACCAGATACAAGTCGTCCCCTAAATCAAGGGAAGAACTCATGATGACATGATGATGGAAGAACAAGATGTCGCCTTCAACGGCACCGGTGTAGTGCTTAGATGGAGCCGCTACTATCTCCCCGTATGGGATGCGGTGCTGGTGCTCGTTGAACTTGCTTTGCAAGTAAAGCTCCTTGTCACCAACCTTGATAGTGTTCTTGTACTTCTTATCTATTCGAACGATAAAGTGATTCAGTGATTTCATTCAAAGTTGCAATCGTATTCTACTACTACAGAGAGGTTCTCTATCGACTTCCACAGGTATGAGGCGTCGTCATCTTCAATGTAAATGTTGTACTTCCTTATGTTGTGCGAAAAGAGCGCGGAGTCGTCTTCTTCAATTAAAGACACACGCGATTGGCCGGCTCTCATGCCCACGAAATAGGCCATGGCGTCCTTGGGATTAGGACCCACAACAATCTTACGGATTACGTTCATGTCAATTTAGTGATGCCTGAAAGGTAAGACCATCGTCTTCTTCTTCAGACTCAATTAGATAAGCTTCTCTTTGCAGGTACTGTATCTCGTCAAACTCGTCATCGTCACGGACGTTCCAAGAGTACCCCATCTGCCAGTGATGTTCTGTAGCCGTAGACTCTTCTGTCATCATGCCGAAAGAAGCCAGATAAGAAACCTCATCTTCCGCGCTATACTTCTTGATGATTTCTTCGAGCTCAGTGAAGAGGTCGCGGACCTCACCAAACATGGTCTTTTTTAAAATGTCATCCATAGTTTTAACTCGCTGAGAATACTCCGAGAGTACCGATACTGCCGGAAGTTACCAAAGTACCAGAGACATGCCACGTCGTGGCATCTTCACAAACAAAGTGAAGCATGTCACCGAGGCCACCGCCAGTTGTCGTTGCATTACTGTCAATGTTTACAACCGTATTTGGGGTGCCGGATGAGGTGTCTACGCCATGCGTATTGGTTGGACCCAAAACAATTACCCTACCACCAAAGAAATCTCCAGCACTCGTTTTAATTTTCGTTGCACTGGTAGACTTGGCCTTAATCTGAATCGTAAAGTACGCGCCCTCTACAGCCGGAGGGAGGGTAATCTCTCCGCCCCCAGCCAAGCTCGTCAGGTTCAGGAGAACGTGAGAACCGTATACAGAAGTCGCCAGACCGATGTTAGCGTTGGTGGGAGATACAGATTGAACAGACCTCTTGGTGCTTTCAATCGTTATCGTATTGGCAGACGCGTCACCGATAACCTGAATGTTACTTCCGTTGTTGAAGGTAATGTCCGTGGTGGCCGCAGCGTTGTCAGTAAACCTTACAACACCATTGCTTGCGCCACCTGTTACTGTAATGGTTGCAACAGCAGTGATAGAGGCAGGAATCTCGCGATAGCCAACTTCTTTTGTCGAGCTGTTCCAAACCAAAGTCTTGGTGATGGACCGTTCAATGACAGAGTCAATGTGCAGGGCGTCAGCCTTTACCGTAGTGGTTGAAAGCTGCAGGGCCGTGGCGGTATCTTCTCCGGTTGTAACCCTCTCAAGGGTGCCGTCTACAGCGGCGTTGTTTACCAACTTCAACAGACCGGTGTAGGTTTCTTTAATTTTCGTTCCAGAAAGTGTAGCCATACGACAAATATAAAGATGAGCAGGAAGCATTATGGGAGGCGCATGCGCGACTTCTCCCACCTAAACAGCAAGTACATACACCGTAACTATTTGAAATACCTTAAGCTGGCTACAAGAGAAGCCGCCGGCAAGTACGACCTAAGCATAAATGAAATCATGGTGCTCTTCTTTCTCTACGACCTTGAGTTCTTTACCATAGGGTACGTTGCGGAAGAGTTGAGCCAGAGCAAAAAGAAGTTTGGAGACAGAACCATCTACCCCCTGCAAAAGAAAGGATACATAGAAAAGGCATACACAAAATCTGACTCACGCAATATCACAGGAGAATCTGCGTTGTTCTATCAGGAGACGCGAAATAACTACCGCAACAGATACTGCCTCTCTAAAAAAGCAAGGCTGACTATTCAGCGCATATACAGAAAACTCGAAGGAGACGAACCTATAAACTTAGAAGAATGAACTACATCAAGATTACCCTCCGCGCCATCATCGGCATCCTCAGCATCTTCGCAGCATTGCAAGCCAGCTCTCAATGTGGACACACCTTCTACAAGGACGACTTCTCTACGTTCGATTTCGAGTACCGCATCATCAGCCCTAATGGCAAACTTGTGTACGAGCAAGAGTCAATGGATGAGGACTACGTCCTGTTCCAGACATGTGACTACGATATTCATCACATTTGGTTCTACACCGACGGAGTGCTTCAGGACCACTACATTATCCAACGTCAAGAAACAGACTACGCCATCACCCACGAAGGCAACAGCGTAGTCAAGACGGCGGATTTTCTGGCTTACTGACCAGAGCGGGAACCGCGAATCTCTTTGGCGGTGTCCTTCATGTATTGGTTCTGACCGGAGTAGGACCACTGACCTTTCGCTTTATCAAAGCGATAGCCAGCCTTCTTGACTCCTTGTTGAACGAAAGAGTTCACGTTGAACTTGGGGCTCTCTGCCCGGATAGCCTTGGTGAAGTCTTGAGATGAAACTTGCTTTCCGTCAATCATGAACTTCATCCGCATACCAGACTTTGGGTCTTTTGGATTGATAGCAACTGGAAGAACTTTATAACGATTTGGGTCAGGGGCTTTTGCTCCGTTTGCAGCACGCATCTTTCCGCCGTAGGCCATCTTGCCATACTTCTTCTTATGCATCATTCCGCCACCGGGCATCTTGTACTTACCTCCGCCCATCATCTTGCCTTTACCGTCAGCGGCGTAGTGAGGAACCATTTTCCCGTCCTTGCCTTTGACCATCTTAAGGCCCGCCTTACCGCTGAGTTTAGCGAGCTTGCCTTTGAGTCGGTCTGACTTCTTAGCTACACGGGCGCCTTTGCGTTCAGCCTTCTTAGCAGCCTTCTCCTTTTGAATGCGCTCGAATTCTTTTCGCTGGGCCATGCGACCTGCGCTTTCAGCTTTGAACGTGGAACCACCACGCTGCGCGTCGCGCTTGGCATCACGAGCGTTCTTGACATTGGCTCTCTTAGTGGCACGAACCTCCTTCTTGCTTTTAGGCGCTGTAGTTTTTGACGGGGAGGTTCCACGCATCTTGAGCGTGGGCTTCTTTCCGCTGGACACCGTAGCAGTCTTTTTGGCGACGGTCTGGGGACGCTTCCCCTCCATAGCGGCCTTGTGCTGCTCCTTGGTTTCGCCCTTCTTCCGAGTGCCGTAGGTTTTTCCGTTCATGCTGAACGTAGTCTTACCCCGGCGACGAGCCTCAGCGAATGCCTTGTTGAAGGCGGCGCGATTCTTAGCCTTGATATCTGCCTGTGCAGCCTCCGCTGCTCTGGCGGGCGCATTGCTCATTTCTTGCAAAGCCGCAGAGCCAGATGCTGAACGCCCCGTGGGAACTGAACCAGCTTGCCGCCGGGGCATTGATGTACCGGGGCGAGTTGCACGGAGCTCCTCTTCCGTCTTAACTCTAACTCGTGGGTCTTGTTGTGCCATAATGCGAATTTAACGATTATCGGTTTGGTTTTTCTACTCGTCCCTTGAGGTATGCAATTTCAGTATGAAGTTCCCCAATCATCTCGATGAGCTTGAGGTTCTGAGAATGCAACTCCTTTACTGTGCCTTCGAGTTCAGTTATTCTGTCGAATAGGCGGAGGATGAGTTTGGTTTTGTTGAACATAGGAAACATGTCATCTGAGGTCTGTGTCGTGCTTGCGAGAGCCACGGATATAGCTGTTGACGCGCCCCATAGCCCAAGCGGCCATAGACGCACCAGTGCGGGAACCGCCTGATAGATAGGCACCCTGTCCTCGCTTGTACACTTTCTTAAGTGTAGACAGAGAAATTCCTGAAGATTTTGCTTTTGCTGCAAGGCCACCGGGAGTCTTTGCCCCCTTCTTGGCCGTCATTGTGCGGCGCTTGAAATAGCTGTCGGGGAGCTTCTTCCCCTTCTTGTAAGCTTCCTTACCTTCCTTGATAAGGGCGGCCTGAGCCTCCCTACTGCGCGGCACTTTCTTGCCTTGGCTGGTGTCGGTATATTTTGCTGGGATACCAAACGCGTAGGGGACTTTCCTTTTTGCCATTACAGTTTGTTTTTAGGAATGGGCTTGCTGTTGAGCATGTCCTGCCGCTTGCGCTCGTTGCCTTTGATTTGCTTGAGTGCATCATCGCGCATGCCAGTCAAAAGAAACGTAGTGGCATATTTGCTCATTACACTGTCTGGGATTTGCACCCCGGGGAACTCTTTCGCCATGATGTCTTGCATCTTCTTCTTGACGGACGCTTTCGTCACTGGCTCCTTTGGCGGGTTCTTAAGTCCGAGGCCACCCACCATTTTGTTCTTGTACTTGTAGTACTTCTTCTGCTTCCCCACTTTGTTTTTCTTTTTGATGCGGTCTGCATTTTCCCGCCCGTAAGGTGAATCCAGCTCCTTCCCTACTGTCTTATGATTAGACTGTTTGAGGAACTTACCAGTGAATGGGTTGACTGAGCTGAAGTGCTTGAAGGTTTCGGAGTTGGGGTCTTGGTCAATAATCCCCCGCTTACCTTTTCGGGTTAAGCGTGCCTGAACCCTCTTCGCTTTGGGCATATTGAACCCGGTCATGTGGCCGTCTCCCCGACGAATCGCTCTTGCGTCTCTTCTACTGGGGATGAGGTCTTCCATACCGGGCTTCACCCCGTACTTTTTGCGAACCTTCGCCCTCTTGCGCTCACCTCTACCGTCCTTACCCATGGGTCACGGTCTTGAACTTGGCTTCCTTCACTGCTCCGGGGTGCGGCTTGTAGTTTCCTTCCATAAGGTAGTACCTACCCTTCTCCTCCATCCAGTGATATCCCTTCGGGGGTGGCACAGAAACAGTCTTCTTCTGTACAGTAAGTCCTTTACTTTTTTTAGCAGCCCTCATGGTTGTTACAAAGCTAATAACAATCCCCTTATTAGAATCTGTTTGGAGTTTGTTGTTGGGGATAGGGCACAGTGCGCCCCCATTCAGTACTTAGTATGTTCTAAGTGGAAGTCGGGAGCGTCAGCGACTGTTAGTTGAGTCACCGGTCGGGCCCCCCAAGGCCCGAAGGAGGTGCGAACCTGTTATCCCTTCAGTGCAAGGCGAAGTTACACGTTTTTTTTTACAAAATCAAGGGCACGTTGTATATCGTGGGCATACATCTCCAAGCGCCTGACAGTCAACACAGAATACTGTTGTGTCCATGTTGAACAGCTCCCACTGGGCCGCAAACGTAGAGGCAAA